GTCAGCAACATGTGTTAGTTTTACATCTGAGTCTGCACCAAAGTTAAGAACAGCTGCATCACTAAGTAAGAATAAATCATCACCAATAACAGCATCTAAAACTACTGATAAACCGCCATCAGTTTGTAGTGAACCATCTGTTGTACTTGTAGCAGCAGTGTTATCATCTGTTTTGATAATTCCACTCGCAGTTAAAGCCGCAGTTGTAGTTGCTCCTGCAACCGCTAAGGTAGAAGCCATATCTACAGCACCATCTATATCTACTATGTCTAAATTAGCAGTTCCGTCTACATCTATATCGCCTGAGATATCTAAGGCTGTACCAATTAAAGTTTGTGTGAATGTTACCTGTCCATTAGAAGCAATGGTCATAGCATCTACATCACTTGCAGAACCAATAGTTTTTCCATCACCTATGATGATATCATCAGTAAATGTAGCAATACCTACGATGGCCGCAGTACCACTAATTTCAACATTACCATTGATATCTATTAAGGTTGAAGTAATATCTATTTCATCATCAGCAGCAATGGATAAATCACCATCAGCGGTTGAACTAATGTGAATTGCAGCATCACGAAATATTATCTTTTTATTTGTAGCCATTGTTATGGCATCTGCTTGTGCAAGTGTTCCACTAATTTCAACATTACCATTGATATCTATTAGGGTTGAATTGAGTTCTATTTCGTCATCTGCATTAATATCCAAATCACCATCTGCGTCTGACCTGATATTGATTGCACTATCCCTAAACTGAAGTTGCATATCAGTATTAAGTAATAGTCCATCATTATGAACGTGTGTTAAAGTAACTTCTGCATCAGCACCAAAACTTAGGACTGCGCTATCAGATAATAGTTTAACATCATCACCAATGATTGCATCAGCAGCTACAGATAAACCACCGTCTGTTTGTAGTGAACCATCAGTTGTAGAAGTTGCTGCTGTAGTATCATCTGTTTTGATAATACCACTTGCGGTTAAAGCCGCAGTAGTGACTGCGCCTGCAATGACACCTGTACCAGAAACATCTAGGTTTCCGTTGACATCAATTAGAGTTGCATTAATTTCTACTTCGTCTGTCGCATTGATGTCTAGGATTGCGTTACTTGGAGCACCAATATTTTGAGATGCATCATTGAACTGAATCACACTTGTGCCGTTTAGGAGTAATCCTGTATCTGCAACGTGCGTAAGAGTTACATCACTGTCAGCACCAAAATGAATGACTGATGCATCACTAAGCATAAGTAAGTCATCACCAATAACTGCGTCTAATACTACTGATAGACCACCATCAGTTTGCAATGAACCGTCTGTAGTAGAAGTTGCCGCAGTAGAATCATCAGTTTTTATGATACCGCTTGCAGTTATAGCTGCGGTTGTTGTTGCGCCTGCAATGTCAACAGCACCAGAATAATCTCCTGTTGCCGCATCTATCTCTCCTGAGATTGTTAGATTTCTTATGCCTGCATAGTCTTTACTGGAATCTAATATAACTGCTTTAGAAGCTATCGCTGTACCAACAGCGGTACTTCCTAAGTCTAATGCATTAATTTCTCCAACCACAACAGTTGCACCATCAAGTTTATTCAGTTCAGCAGGAGTCGAAGTAATTGCAGTCGCACTTGCAGCTGCAAGAACAGGTATTGTACCAGATACATTAGGTAAAGATATTGTTCTGTCACCTGTTGCATCTATAGTTGTTAGTGTAGTTTCGTGTGCATCAGCAGTTGAACCTTCAAATATAACTGCATTACTCGCATTCATTGTTACAGAGTCTACAATTGTTTGAGTTCCCGAAACAACCATATTTGTAACAGACAATGTACCTGTACTTGGATTATATTTTAAGTTTCCATCTGATTCAAGTCCTACATTACCACCGTCTGCATCTGCTCCAGCAACAAATACCAGAACATTCTCTTCATTTGTATCTTCGTTATCTGTTATTGTGACTGTTGTTGCGACAGCAGCTGTACCCGAATAACCACTTGAAGTAATCGTACCTAATGAAGAACTCGCATCTGCAAAGGTAATCGTACCACCATCTGCATCAAGAACAATATTTCCACCAGAATCTAAAGTAACTGTAGTGCCTGCAAGTTCAGCAGTACCATCAGCAGTAATTTGAATATTGCCAGCTGCACCACCAGCGTCTGTTGTAACAATACTTAACGCACCATTTGCCTCGGCAGTAAATACCGCAGTATCGTTACTAGAACCTGTCATTGTGATGACTTTGCCGTTTACAGCAACATCATCAACGGTCAACGCTGTGAGAGTACCAAGACTTGTCACATTAGTTTGGGCGGCAGTAGAAAGAAGACCAGCAAGTTCACCAGATGAACCGTAGATAACTGCTTTACTATTGACTACAGAGTTAGCAGATGCAGTATCTAAGAAGTTCAATTCGGCAGCAGTTGTAGTAACCGCAGTACCAGCAATTTTTAGTTTATCTTTTATGATATTAATTGTTGCACCACCGGCTGTTTCTAATGCATCATCAGATGCATCCCACAATATATGTGCGCCAGATGTTGCACCAAATAGTTTGAAATCGTAACCAGTATCATCAACACCAACTGTTAAAGTGGCATCTATTTGAACAGCCGCATTAATGTCTAGTGCTTTATCAAACTTAACTGCTTCTGATGAGTTGGTTGTTACAAAGGTCATGTACGCATTGTCAGCTTCTTCAAAGACTAAAGATGCGGCATTGTTATCACCAAATTTAACTGAACTGGCAGAACCAAATGTAAGGGCGCCATCTGCACCAGCTGACAATGTAAGGTCTCCAGCAATATCTACTGCACCAGAGAAGTCTCCAGTGGCTGCATCTAATTCTCCACTTACAGTAAGATTTCTTATACCTGAGTAGTCTTTACTGGAATCTAATATAACTGCTTTAGAAGCAACAGCAGTACCTATTGCTGTTGTGCCAATATCAAGAGCATTAAGTTCTCCAACTACTGCTGTAATTCCGTCTAAAGCATTTAGTTCAGCCGCAGTTGATGTAACATTTGTGCCACCAATATCTAAGGTGGTCATTTGCACTTCGCCTGCAACTGTTACGATACCATCTGCAACGGTAATCAAGTCTGTGTCGTCACTGTGTCCAATAGTAGAACCATTAATCACAACATTGTCAATAGTCAATGCGGTCAAAGTACCTAGTGAAGTAACATTTGTCTGTGCAACTGTAGATAGTGTTCCTGCCAGTTCTCCAGATGAACCATAAACAACTGCTTTAGAGTTTACAACACTATTTGCTGTTGAACCATCAAGAAAATTTAGTTCTGTAGCTGTCGATGTAACACCATCAAGAATATTCAGTTCAGCAGCTGTTGATGTAACAGCAGTCGAACCAATTATAATTCCTGTTGCAGTAACCGTTGATTTAAATGCAGCTGCACCGTCAGCACTACCGTCAAGAGTGAGCATAGTGATATCAGAACCACCATCTGTTCCCTTGAAAATAATATCACTGTTGTTGGCAGCGGCATCTATTGTAATGTTGCCAGAAGATGTTGTTAAAGTAACTGCGGCATCACCAGCAGTTAAGTCATCAGCAGCTGATGATCCACCAGAAGCATCTGCACCAATAAACTTACCAGACGATGCTTGATACTGTAAAAACTTACCATCTACCGTTGAACTAGCTCTATTAACATCATCTAAAAACTCAAGTCTAACTTCACCACCACCAGCACCAGACATTTGTGTTGATGATATCTGTTGTGCAATGAGTGATCTGAAGTTATCAAATTCTTTTCGTAAAGTTGCAATCTGAGCAACTTCTTCTTTGAGCTCAGTCTTCTCTTGCATACCATCAAGGTGTGCAATAGCCTTATCTACAAGGTCTGCTTTCTTCTCTACAATTGTAGGTTCTTCAATTAAAGCTTCTACCTTGATCTCATCAACAACAATCTCTTTAGGTGTTTCAACCATCTCCACTACTGGTTCTGGTTCAACTAATTCAGAGAATAGTTGTTCAAGTGCTTGGAGTTTTCCACTTTCATCAATTGGTTCGACAACTTTTTCTTGAATAACTTCAGGTAGGATTTCTGGTTCTGGTTGGATAATCTCGTCAAAGGTTTCAACAAGATTAGAGAATGCTTCTAGTTTATCTTTTTCATCTGAAGATAATTTTAGTTCAACTTCAATCTTCGCTTCTTCATGGGCATCATTTAACCCACTGAAAAGTTCAGTAAAATCTTCTGATTGTATTTTAGGAACATGAGGTGCGGTAACTTGAGTAGTACTTGCAACTTTTTCCAAGTCCTTAAACAGGCTAGCAATGTCTGAATCCAACTCAAATTTTGATGAAGGCATGGAGTTCCCCTTTGTTAGTATTTATAAGAGAGGAAATACCAAGTATTCTATAATATTCTATAATTTAAAATCAAAGTCGAGTCATCTGCGAAGTTTCCATCAGATTTATTAGTGATACGCACTCTAAATGACCCTGCTGCAATTGTATGAATGTTTATGTGAGCATCTACACTTGCACTTGCTATAATAACAGATGTTGCTAATACTTTATTGTTTGTAACTACAATATCTGCATGTTCTGCATTATCAGATAGTGTTGCATTTAAAGTAAGAGTATGTTTAATTTTAAAATTGTTTGATGTAATCGCGCCTGCGCTAGTTGCGATATCAGAAGCAATAGCAGTATTACCAGCACTTGCATCTAAAATATTTAGTTCGTCTGTCGTTAATGTAGCACCATCAAGTATTTCTGCTTGTGCCTCTGTAACAGTAGCAGAACCCATTATTAAGT